GCGCTTGATCTCCAAATGCACACCCAAACCAGTGCACAGGATGTCAGAGGCCTCGCCTGACCGGCCACAGTACTGGGCAGAGCGTCGGCAGAGCAGGCCGAAATCATTCAACCTCTGCGCGGCCTCGCGCTCGCCGTTAGCGCCCTTTCGTCGTTGCATTCCGCTCATCGTCGATAGCCCTCCGTAGGCGCAGCATTTCGCCCTGCGCCGACGCTAGCTGAAGATCCTGTGCATCGATGACCTGTTGCAGCGTAACCAGTTCCGCGAGCTGGGCGCGGATGAGCGCCAGTTCACGCGCCATCGCGATGTAGTCGGGGTGTGACCGCACGAACGATGGCGAGTTACGCAGTTGCTCGATGTTGTGGCGCTCGACCACGATCGCATCCTGCATCAGTTCCATGCGTCGCACGATCGCAACATAATGCGGCGAGGCGAGCACGAACGCCTTGTCGGCCTGCGCCTTAATGCTCTCGGTGACCTCAGGCGAGTCGCGGACGCATTGTGCCATCTCCTGTTGAAACGCCTCACGCTCGGCGCGATCCATTTCGTCCTCGTGTCTGCTATAGCGCGACATCGAAACCTACTTTCTCACCGGTGTTCCGGTGGTGTGCTCTGTATTGCGCGATCAATCCAGTGTGGATCCGTTCGCGCCTCAGTTGATCGGTGACAACGAGCGCCGAGATCGATTCCGCTACCGGCCATCTGTAGGGATCGTTCGTTCGGTATTGCTCGATCGAGCATCCCGCGTGTGCCAGGACCACGCACATTTCGTATGAGCGCCTGGGAAGCGCCGCGATGTCGGGATAACGCGCATCAATCGCCATACGCGACGCTAGGGGGACACGCTCAAAGTCGGCGCGTTCCCTCCGCTTGTCTGCTGCCGCATCGTTGCTGAGCGGGGCCGCCGTAGCTTCAGCGTAGGCGGGTACCGCGACTCGCTCCCTGTTGTAAACCTCGTTGAACTGGGTAATGAAAAACCCTCGATATGGGGTCTTCGTTCGATATACGGCAAGTGCTTGCATGGCTCTCTTGAACTCCAATGGCGTTACTTGTCGCGTGATGTCCGCGATCAATGTGGACGAAAGCGCGACGCCAAAGAGGCGCGCGCGTTCGCTATGGAAAAGATCGATTTCGGCCTCAGACATCGGAATTGACTCCGACACCTATAGGCGCACCGCCGTGCGTTATCGCGTGGGGTACGACACACACACTGCGCGTTCGCTTCGTGGTGGTCCCCCCCACCGTAACGACGGGCGCAATAGGAGTCAAGGGGGGTTCTAGGGGGGGATTTGAAAGATCGAACAAGGTTAAACCCTCATATGCGTCGGGGATTTCGTTGGTTTCGGTGGTGGTGGGTGCGACGGGCATGATTTCCCACTTTACGAAATATTCCACCATTTTCATGGCATTTTCCAAGCTGCGCAGGTGGCCCTGCGCTTGGTTGCAATGGTTGCAAAGCACCGCGCGCAGGCGTCCCGTTACATGGCAATGATCTTGGCATCGAATGGCGTTCGGTGGACCTGTGAACGGGGTGCCGCAGATCGCGCAATTGCGGGCCCTGGTGTAGGCGACATACTGCGCTTTACTGCCCTGGTATTTCCACAGCCAAATGACTCGCTGCTGGGTGGCCTTGTACCGGCCAAATGTTGCCAGCTTGTCGAGTCGGCGCTGAAATGCAGAACGCTTTTGCCTCACGGCAGCATTTCCTCGATGAGGTCGATGGTCTTGCCCTCGCGCTGACGCTGCACGAGCACCAGGCGAACCCGCTGCCCGATCATGCTCGCGAGCTTCGTGGTGAGATTCTTGTGCCAGCAGTAGGCCGTGATCTCATCAGGCACATCAGGCACACCCAACAACACCTGGGCGCACACCGTGCCTGCTTTGGTGCTGCCGGTCGAGACCTTAAGCACCACAAATACATCGGCGGGAGCAGTTGGCGCCGCAGTTGTCACGGATTTCTTGACTACCTTCGCAGGCTTCGACGCGGCGACCCGCTCAGCCTCGCCATCGTCATCGGCATCGGCATCGCCCGAAACGCCCAACATCGCTTGCAGCGTGTAGCGCCGCAGGTACGAGACCGCGGCGCCGAACGATTGTGCGGTGGCGCCCGATGGCTGATCGGCAGTTGATGACATCCATTCCCCTGAGCTGTGCAGGATCGTCGTGGTGACCCGCACACGCCCCGCTACGGGGCTCGACACAGGCTGAAGCACAATCAGACCGTGATCATGCAGGGGCGCCCGCAGGGCATCGATGAGGCCCACGAGGCTCGTGTATCTCGACTTGAAATGCGGGTTGGTCGCGTCGAGACCTGGGTTACGCAGTTGGGCGCTTGCCGCACACAATGCCTTACTTATCGTCGCGATCGAGGTCGATGTCCTCATAGCCGTTCTCTCCTTTCACCATGACGATCGGCGCAAGCGCCGCAATCAGACAGAACACGCTGAACGCCACGATAGCGCCGCAAATAAGCAGGTCATGCATTACGAGTTTCCTTGACGGGTTGGGGGTTTTCGAGAGCGTCCATCGCCAGACGGATCACCATCGCATTCGATATGCCGCGGGCCTTGGCGATCGCTCTGATGCGATCGTAAGTCACGGCGCCAGTGGCGACGGCCCAGACGGTTCGGGGCTTGGGGGTGGGTAGTGGATCAATGCTCATGGCCATAATGTACCGACGCATCGGCATTATGAGGGGTTGAGCATTACGGAATTATGCCGTCGCCCATTTCCCGTGGGGGCAGACCGCCGCGGGCATCCTGCCCTTTATCGTCAGTTCCGCTCGCGTCGCGTTCCCGCATCCACACGCGCCGCAGTGCCCGACGGCAGGGGCGGGCAGTGGCTGAAGAGCTGGACAGGATGCACACACCGCCATCCGCAAACCGAAATCCGTATCGCTCAATTCGCCCTGGGTGATCACCGACGCCTCCGCTTTCACCCACGACGCCGCGCGCGCGAAGATCGATGCAGGCTGTAGGTCGGGATGCGCCGACAGGCACTGCGCGCAGAGCCCGCGCGACGGGTGCCCACCGTAGAGACCTCGTGCGCAACAGCCACCGCCACGCACATCGCAGGCGCTCCAGTGAACGCAGTCAACTGACAGTGGCTGTTCCAATTTCGATCCATGCTGCTCGATCGCAATAGGTCGCGATCGATGATGCGTACAGCTTCCAGGTACCCAGTGGACTACACGATACGCGCGGATCGTAGTCGACGATGAACAGTTCAGGCAGCGATGTGGAGAGTTGCGTGTTGCAGCAGTCGCAGTCGGTGTAGAGCGCGCTACCACAGGACGCGTTGAACAGCATCGGTCCACACTCGAACCACGACGGTTTGCACGGCATACATTCGACCGAATCAGGCAGGGCGCCGATGCGCTGATTGCCGCTGACATACTCGACCTTATGGCATCCCGCCGCAGTGGTCTGACCGACGATAAGGTTGTTTACGCAGGCCGCGTCTTCGCCTGGGCAGGGCTGATGCGTAGCCACAAATTGCTGCGTCATCTTCGTGCAGGCGCTCGCGCAGAGGTTCTCGACTGCCGCGCCGCCGAGGTTGATCGCTGCGGCACAGCATCCTGTGGTGCCTGCGGCGAGCACATTGATGCAGTGCCAGTGATCGTATCTGTTTCGGTATTTGATCCATCCCGCGTGTGCGCGTTCGACCGGCACAGCGCCCACGAAGTCAGGGCGAATCGTGGGGAAAAATGAGGTGCAGGCACTGGTTACGGGGTATTGCATACACCCAGGCGTCGCCGACGCGCCGCAGATCGCGGTGAAATGGAATGTCGGAATTATGTAATCGCCGAGCGCCAAGTTGTAACTCGCACCAACATGACGGTCGCCGCATCCGCCGCCAGATCCGCATCCAATGGTGCGCCACGACATCGCGACATTGATCGATCCAGGACCGTTCTCGCAGTGACTCTGCACACAGCCACAGGCGGGCACATACTGGCACCACGACTTCGGGGTAATCGAGATCTCGACCGTGACCACGAGGCTCGAACCTGGTGCGCTCACCGAGACCGACTGGACCTCTTGACGCGTAACGCCGTCAGGCCATCGCAGTGTGCTGCCCGACGCGAGGCGACTGCTCACGCCGAACAGAAATCGCACCTTACCCGCGGTGGTGGTGACCACCCAAACTTTTGCAAGTTCGCCGATCGCGACTGTGGAGCTGATGCCCATCGCGTTGAGTCCCGCAAGTAGCGCATCGTTGCGAACATCAATCGCCCACGCCGCTTGCATCGCGCCATTCTCTGGGCTTTCGACATTGCAGACATAGGGCGATGTCGGTGTGCCTGCCTCGCAGGCGTTCGATGTGCCGCATCGATTGATGTCGTCGGTGGTGATCACCGTCTGATGCCCTGGCACGATCGTGATCGGCATATCGATGCAGGTCGATTGTGTTGATCCCGTCGCCGCGGGACATCGCACCACAGTCGAAACCGTGCCTGCGCCTGCGATCTGCGGGAATTCGTTCGAGGGCGTTGCTGTCGCCGACACTGCGAGTGAACCCGCGAATCGCGGCGCGATGCGTCGATTCTCGCCAGGCCACCATGCGGGGTCGGCGCTTGACGCGATCACATCGTTCGGCGTCAAGCCCGATCGAGTGCAGTCAGTCAACGCGAATGGGTACGGACCTGGTGGGACGCCTGGGAATTTCTCGCCAGTGGTGCTGTGCGTGTGGACGCAGGGCCCCTGGTCTTTTGACCCGCCCGCTAGGCGCACAGTTCCCGCGGCGTTCCAGCTGAAGCCGTCGACATAAACGGTGCGCCCGCACTGTGCGCCGCCGGTTGCGACCGTGGTGGGGAAACAATCTGCACCGCCTCCAGGCGTGGGGATGGTGGTGCACACAGGGGTGCCGAACGATTCTTGCACGACAGTGCGTCGGTATGCCGCGACCTTGATCGAAACCGTCGCGCCCGCAGTGTTGACCGCTGCCACGCTGTTGTGCCATGCAGGCCAATACGGGCCGTCGAATTTCAACGGGCCGACAGGCGCGCCGATCGTCACATAGCCAGGCGTGACATATGGCAGCGTCGCATCGCATGGCGTGGCCGTCGCGCGGCAGGTCGGCCAGACCTCGCAGGTATTCGGCGCGCAGCAGCAGAGCGGGGTGATCATGGCTCGACAAACCTAGGGCTTACCAGGTAGTAACCCTCTGGCAGACTGATCGAGTCGTTTCCTAGAACCCAGGAACCGTCGACCATTGCGTAGACGCGCGCGCGAGCTCCTGGACCAATACGCACAGGAGCGCCATCACTCACGAGGACCGTTCTGTTGCAACCACTCGCGCAGGCGAGCACCAGCACGGCGACTTCCCATATCACCACCGCCGCCCTCGATGGCGTTGCGGCGCGCGTCCAACCACTTGCACAGCGCCAGGGCGATGGATGCCACGATCCGCTCAAGCATTCGCCTTACTGTCTTTCGCGAAAATCAAGCCTATGCCTGCGAGGATCGCGGCGATCACGACATCCCACTGGGGGACAGTCAACGGATCAGCGTCGAACATCGCGGCCATCGCGGCGCCGACAGCCACGAGGATCGCGCCGATACCGGCCAGAGTTGTTTTGGGTGAGCTCATCATTCAGACATCCCTCCATTTTTCCAAGGCCGCGATGCGCGCCTCGAATTGCGTGACTGTCACCTGGAGCCGCGCGATCGCGACTTCTAGAACTGTTAGTTTTGACGCGAGCACGAGCGTCGCCGACACGATGGTCGCGATGATCGCAAGCACGGCGGCGAGGAGCTCGATGGTCATCAGCTGACAGTGTCCCAGTAGATATTGGAGGCCGAGGTGTTTCCGCGCACCCACATCTTCGATGGATCAACGGGACCAAAATCAATGTAGGTGCTAGTGGGAATAATGTTCACCTTTCCGCTGGCAGCAGCTGCCGCCGCGTTGGCAAATTCTCCGATCACATAGTTGGTCGCGCCAATGCAATAGACCTTGATGGGAACTTGCCCGCCAGTCCAGGTAGATGACAGTTGAATGAAAGCGTCAGTGCTGACGAGTGGCGCAACGCCAAGCTGTGTAAATCGTGCCATGTGTTTCCTTATGCGATTCGTATCGCGTTGATCTGCGTCGCGTAGGGGCTTGTCCCGTTCGTGGCGCTCGTTTGAATCTGAACAGTAGTGCCCGAGGTCGCTGCGCGCGCCTCGTGGCCGATCGATTTCGTCGCGGCGAGCACGATGATCGTGCTCATGCTCACGGTCATGTTGTCTCCGCTCGCGGCGGTGCGCGCCTCCGTCGATGCGTACACCACAGGCGTCGCATCGTTCGAAGCGATGCGGAATCCCGTGAGATCCGTCGATGTGGTGTGCGACACCGTGATGGTCGAATTCACCAACCAGGTTCCCGCGGCGAGGGACAGTCGAGATCCGATCAGGCTGTAGCCAGTGGTCGAGACCGAGACCGTCGCCGCCGCGGTGTTCGTGGCGTAACTGATCGCCGCGGCAGGCGCGCCCGCAGGCGTCCACCCAGTAGCGGTGACCCATGTGAGCACCTGGCCGTTCGTTGGCGCAGTGGCTGAAACCGTCTGGCCGCGCAGCTTCACGACGCTAGGAGCGGGATAGTTGCCCGACAGATCTCCGCTCGCGGCGATCGTGGTCGGCGTCCAAAATCCCGTACCCGCGACATAGGTGAGCGATTGCCCATCCGTCGGCGCAGTCGTCGAGATCGTGGTCCCGCGCAGCTTGCCGACATTTGGCGAGGGAAATGATCCGTAGAGATCTCCCGTCGCGGTTCCGTTCGGCGCGCGCGCGTCGGATAGGCGCGCATCGTTGCCGATGCAGAGCGTCGATCCCGTCGCGCCTGTCGCGACCTGCGTCGGCGTGAATTGCCCCGTTACAATCGCCGCGGCGTCGTGCGTGTGCGAGGTCAGGCTGTACACACCTGATGAGAATGTGGCGATCGAGCCGAGCCCCATCGCAGTGCGCTGATCTGCCGCAGTCGCCGCGGTCAACACTGCGCGCCCTGGGGAGGTCGAGTCGCTGATCGCTGACGCTGGGTGCGTGTGCGCGACCGCGGTGCGCGCGTCGGTGAGGCGCGTATCGGTGCCTTTGACCACTTGACCGACGCCTGCGTTCCCGCTCGCAGGTACATCGAGATAGCCTGCGGTTCCGATGACGCCGATCGCCGCGAGCGCATCGTTCACATCGGTGAAATTCGTGCCAGTCTGCGACACAAATGTCGTTAGGCCGGTGATGTCGCTCTGCGCGTGGGTGTGCGTCGCCGCTGCAAATGTGCCCGTGCCCAATTGCGAAACGAATTGCGTGCCGTCGTGGATCAGCGTGTAGCCAGTGGTGGCCGAGGTTGCAGAGACATCAGTGAGATCGTCCAGTTTCGTGGCGCCGACCCCGCCTGTGATCCCGCTCACGGTGACCTCATAGATCACAGGGTTGACTGTGACGGTGCTCATCGCGTGACCTCTGGGCTCACGGAGTAAGCGCCCTCGAGGATCCGATACACCACGCCCGTAGGCGATTCAGCTTCGAGGTCATAGACTCCGCTCGATGGTGCAGGCAGCAGCGCGGTGTTCGTTGCGCTGATTGTGACCGTGATCACGCTGTTGGTAGCGGGTGCCGTAGTGATCGTGACATTCGTCGCCGAGTTCAGCACGATCGTGCTTGACGCGTGGGAGCTGCGCCCCTGCATCCGCATCGTGTAGCCCGTGAGGTTCAGGGCGTTGCGCGTGATCGTGAGCACATAGGTGGCGCCCTGATCAATGGAGATGTCGAAGTTTCCTGCCATCAACAAGCTCCATCAATCGCCTGGGTATTCAGAATTAGCCACATCATGTTGCCATCGGACACACGCTGCGGAACGACCCAAACCGCGGTATTCGTTGGAATGGCAACAGGATTGAATCCCGCGGGGATTGTCGAGACAGTCACGCCGTAACCGACCGTGAGGCCGTTCGACATTTCTGACATCGACAGGGCGGACCCCTCTATGCCGTACTGCTTAGCGGCAGGGATGTAGGTCGGCGCAACGCCGATCTCGCATTCCACCCATGTGTAAACCCATCGCTTGACCGCGCCGCTGATCGCCGTCGCGCCTGTGATTCGGGCGAGACAGCCGACGATCACGGGGATGCCATCGAGGTCGCGGGTAGCGCGGTCGATGCCCGCATTCCTGCGGTAGTCGATGCCAGTGCGACCAGCCACTAGTACCAAAGTCCTTTGTAGGCCTGGAACTTCTGCGACAGGCCCAAATCGCCGTCAGGCCAGATGTCGTTGAAGTCGACGCTACTTCGATATTCGCGCGTCCACCGAACATCGTAGTAGCGCGCGAGAATCATCCTGGGCTTGCCGTCTGGCATCAGTTCGGGCTCTTGGCTGTGGAACGAATACTCGTCCCATGTGAGGTCGAGCACGAGTTCCCAGTATTCGCCCTCGAGGTGCGAAATGCTGACACCGTCGCAGATCATCGAACCGATTTCACAGCCGAAAAAGACTGCACTATTGCGCTTGCCTGTGTAGGCGAGTCCGATCTGGCTGACATCTTGAAGAGACAGCGATTCAGCGTCGATGTACATCCGCAGCTTAAATGACATCTGACGGATGTCGATGTCTGCCACCAGCTGCGTGCCTCCGATGTCCGCGGTGGAACGGTCAACGGTCGCGATAGGATCGGTGACCGTGTTGCCCGAGATGCTGAGGCGAAACGCTTTACTCGCGCGCGTCCTGAGCGTCGGCATGATCATGGCCGGCAGAAGCAGAGCATCTGCGCTGATGACCGTGGCGCTCGTGAGCGCCTCAGTCGTGCGCCCGAGACCCTTAGCCGATCCGCCCTTTGCGAACCAGTATCGCCCCGTGTAGTTCAGCGTGGCGAGCAGGCCGAGACCCGACTTGGACCACGAGATGTCTCGCAGCAGGCAGTTTTCCTGCCAAGTGGTGCCAGTGCCGCCCACCTTCGTGTACATGGCGCCGACCCGACCGATCGCCGCCTCTTGGAGGATCTGTTCCGTTTTGTCGAAATCGACATCGACGCCAGGGGTGATCGACGAGATATGCCACGCCTCAGTGACGCGATTTACGCCCCAGATGTCGGCCTCCGCCATCGTGAGCTGGATTCGGTTGGCCAGAAAACTCGTGGTAGTTCTCAACTGGTGATCTCCCTGATGTATTTGCCCTGCTGCGTAAACTGGCGATTCTGTTGAATCAGTTCCTCTTTCGTGGCATAGGCCTGCGCGCCGCCCTGCGAGGCGGATGTCGCAATGTCGGCCTCACGAATCGATGCGTCGATGCCCTTGCCGCCCGCGATGCCACCAGAGAACGCGACCACTGATTTCACGCCCTCCATTGTGCTTTGGCCCCAGTCCTGGAGGAATCCGATCACGCCGCCGGTCTGACCCTCTGTGCCCATCGAGGCGCCGAGAAATGTGTCCATCAGCGAGCCGCCGCCGCTCATCTCGTTCCCCTTCATTTTTTCTTCCTGCCCCATCAGGCGCGAGGCGGAGATCACATTCAGACCCGACTCGCGCGTGTCCGCCATGTCGTTGAAATCGCGCATGACCGCGCTTCCTGATTTTACGCTCGCGTTGAATTCCGCCATGATCTTGTTGGCGGTGCCGATCACGAATTCGCCTGCTTTGTAGACGCCTTGCAGCGCCGCGCCCGCTTGGCCGAGCCCGCCGATGCCGAGACCGCTGCCGAGCGCGGAGCCCACAGCGTTGCCCAGTCCTGCCTTGCCGCCGCCGAGACCGATGACGCCTGCGGCGCCCTTGCCGACATTCGCCATGTCGCGCTTGAAATTCTTGCTGTTCAACTTCAGGTCGACATTGAGCGTGGGGAGTTTCATCGTGTTGTCGCCTCAGTGATCGCGGCCCAGATGTACTGCATCAGCTTCGGGGCGTTCGCCGCCTGCGCGCGCATCGTGGCGAAGGTTCCGCGGTGGTAGAGCCCGACGCCTCGATGGTTCTGGCCTCGTTTCCACGCGCGCCCTAGGTTTTTGCCCTTGTTTCGGTTCTCGCGCCCAGCTGGCCACGAGTGGTACCCCGCCTCTGTGAAATGGGAGCGCCAACCGGCGCCCGCGCCATCCCACTGCGCGTGTTTCGATCGATCACCATCGCTGGTCGACTTTTTGCCGAGTGTGCGGTATCCCACTGCTGCCCACAGGATGCCATTGAAATTCTTGGCCTTCTGATCGAGCGCGCGACGCGAGGCGCCCGACGCGAGCGGCGTGAGCGCCGTGGCCGATCGAATCACATCGTCATTGAACCGCTTAATCGAGACCTTCAGGATGCGATCCTGAATCACGACGGCGAGTTTCGCCATCTCCATCGACAGGCGCTCTGCGTCGGCCTTACTGATGACCAGGGTGAGTGGATCGTTTGAGGGCATCGAGTTTCTGCTTTATGCCCGCCCAGTCAGGGAGGTCCAATTCGATCACAAGCTCCAGGATGGAGCGTTCCCAGGGCGGTGCCGATCGTGACTTTAGGACGCGCGTCAGCACCGTGCGCGCGGCCTGTCCTAGTCCCGTCCCTCGTTGTACAGACCTTCGATCGCCACGATCGCAGGCGCTGCGATGTGCGCGGGGCACTGCTTGGCATCATCGAGCGTGGCAAACACTGGCAGGCCGAGATCATCGAGTAGATGACGATGCAACAGCCACGCGCGCCCCTCCGCGGGGTTCTTTGCGTTGATGTCGATGGCCTCGATCAGATCCATGATCGTGGGGCGCGCGATGGTGAGATTCCACCCATCGATGGTGATTTCGACGGGCTTTAAACGCAGGATGTCGCGAATGTCAGGCAATGGCGGTAGTTCCTGAGAACTGGATGCTGAAATCGCTCTTGACCACATCAGCGACGGCAGCGTTCGTCACGAAGCTGGTCACATAGGCGGTAGGAACGGTGTAGGTCGCGCCGCTGTGCAATGTGAACACGAGCGCGATGGCGTTCCCGCTCTGCGTGGCAGCTTCAAGCGCCGCGATCTGCGGGTTTCCCTGATCGTAGAAAATCGACCCCGACGCAGTTCCAGTGCGGATGGCGCTCACAAATTTGCGGTCGAGCCCGCCGATCTCAGTGACATCGACGGTTTCGAGCGTCAGCGTGACGCTGGCCGTGACGATGCCTGTGAGTGCGGTGCCTGCGACCGTGATGCTGAAATTCGATGTGTTGTAAACGGCCATGATTATTCCCAGAACAGCAGTGCGGACAGGGTGAATGACGCGGGTTCCTGCTCGTCGGACAGTCCCGACACAGGCGGCGAGAGCGTGGTGGATTCGACCACCCAGGCCCTGAAGTTCAGAGCGGAATATGTGCCGATTGCAAGCGCGTTTCTGATGGTGGTCTCAAGGTCGGCGGCGTCGATCGTCTGAACCGCGATCGCGGTGAATCTCACGGTCGACTGACTTAGCGAAGTCAACGCGGCGCGCGTCGTGGTCTCGATCTCGAAGGTGAGCGCCGGTAGCGGGGAGTCTTGCAGGCGGTAGGCGTGAGTGATCTGAGCATCGGCGACACCTGATGAGATGTTCGCCGCGAGCATCGCGCGAACAGCTTGTTCGATCGACGCCATTAGTTGATCTCCTCAGCGAGAATCTGCGCCTCTTTGAAATCGTTCTCGCGATTGATGATCGACTGGATGCGGAGGGTGCGACCGTCGACGATGATGCGATCGACCTCGCTGATGCCAAGCATTTCAACGGTCTGCCACCTGCATCTGACCTCGAATGATCGCTTAACTATCACCCCATCGGCGTAGGGCTGTTCGATGACCGACATCGGCATGAGTTCGCAGCGAAAATACGCGCCAGCGGTGAACGCCGGACCGCGGAGGCCGAGCGCATCGCGCGAAGTGCTTGCCAGTGACGCCTGCGCGCGACGCCAGTATCGACCGTGAGCGGTTCTCATCGGATCATGCTCCTGGTGGAGATGATGTCCAGGATGTATTCCAATGAGAGCGGGGCGCTCGAAATCGAGACCGCATCAGCTGCATTCGGGTTCTGATACCAGTAGCCGATCAGTGCGAGGGCGCACATGGTGACCTCGTTCGGGATCACTGAGTAGCCCGCCTGGTATGTGACCACCGGCTGAGTGTTTTTGTACTGCACTGGTTGCGCGCTGAACCGCAAAATCGGAAACGCGCCGTCGGACTGGTCTAGCCAGTAGTCGGTGGCAGGCATCGTGATCGTCGAGTTCGCCGCATCGTAATAGACCACGCTGGTGAGGCTGATGAACGGGAAACCCGTGATCATCACATCTTTCCACGATGCCAGGTACTGCGTCCTCGTCTGAGGCGTGAGCAGGAGCTGAGTGCGGCGCTCAATCAGACTCAGCGCGGTCTCGCGCAGGCGAATCAATGCGGCATCATCGTCATCGAAGTCGATGCGCAGCGTTGTTTTGATCTGGCTGAGAGGAATCGTCATAGAAAGGAGGCGATTGGATTTCTCCGATCGCCCCCAAAAGGCGAGCCCGAAGGCGCGCGAAAAGGCTCAGGAAGTCAGCGCCGCGAATGCCGCAGGCATCATGATGTGCGAATCGGTGCGCGTGTAGGTGTACATCGTGGTCTGCATCGATGCCGCCTGTGAGTACGGATCGATGAACGAAGTCACGCCGGTGCGGTCGAAGATCTCGAAGTAGTTGAAGTCGCCGATGACCGCGAACACATTGGTGTTCGTTGATGCGGTCGGCACATACTGGCCGACTGCGACGGGGACGCCGAGGATGTTCTGCGCGAATCCAACGCCCAGCTGGCCTGGGATAGTCGACTGCGTCTGAAAGACGAAATCGCCGTTCGTGGTGACGAGCTTGCGAACCGTCTTGAGCAGGGTGTCAGAGACCAACCAACGAAAGTTCTGGCTCGATCGGTAAGCGACTGGCACAGTGTGGTAGAGGTCGATGAGGTTGGCTGCAGTGACCGACGCCAGTGCGCCAGCAGTTCCGAGGTCGACCACCTGGGTGATGCCTGCGGCGACACAGATGCCCTGCGGCGCGCTGCTGCCACTGCCGATGGTGTAAGCCTCTTCCTGCTTGAGGCTGAGGCTCATCGCGATGCGGTCGGCGACATAATCCATACCGCTGCCGATGTTGCCGGTGCCGATGGCGTCCTCGATGAATTCCTGCGACATCGTGGTGGCAGTCACATACTTGTACGGCACGACGCTGATCGCGGACGAGAATGTCGGCGCGTAGCTGGTGATCGTTCCTGCTTCAGTCACGAGCGCGGTGGTCGGCAGTGCGTTCTCGACTGGGATCGTGCGGTTCGAGTCGATGGTGCTGACCTTCGAGATCGATCGCATCACATTGGTCTGCTGCATCTTCATCACGATGCGGCGTTCCATGTCGGTCGGGATCGCGGCGCTCGTGCTGGTCAACAACAGCGACGCGCGCTGTTCTGGATCACGCGAGCACATCGCCTTCAGCCATCGCGCAGCGTAGGCAGGGGAATCAATGTCCTCAATGTTGCCTGCGCGCGTTGCGGCGCCTGGCACCTGGCCAGAGAACTTCGGGGTTTTCTCGACCTTCGCCAGACGCGCCTCGATGGCGAGATTCTGTGCGCGCAGCTCGATGGAGGACATATCCGCGTCCATGCGCGCGAACAGTTCCTTTTCCTCGCCGCTGCCGCGATCGTCGACGCTAGGGGCCTTGTTTCCAGTGCGCGCCTCGTAGGCGGCGAGTGACTTGCGGTAATGGTGGGTGATGTTCTGGAGCTTTTCGAGATCAGACATTGCGCATCCTGTTCCTGTGGAGTTCAAGCCGTGCAGCGACGGCCAGTTGAAATGCTGCGTCAACATGGCGCAGGCTTGAATTAGTCTGTGGATAGGCCGCGTCCTGCACCAGTGAGACCTCGACCAGAGTCGCGGCGTTGACGGTGCGCTGACTGCGGTCGGCGTTCCAAGTGTCCTTGGTGACATAGAACCCGAAGCTCATCGCGCCGGTGAGATCGCCACGCGTAAGAAGTTCGCGCACATCGCGCCCGAGGTTGGTATCGGGCAAAGTCGCTTGGTAGTGCAGGCCATCCGCGCGCGAGTCGAGCGTGAGCGTCCCGCTCTGGGTCCGAGCGAGCGGCATACTCGCATCGTGGTTGTAGTAGAGCTTCACATCGCCCACGACACCAAACGCACCAGGCGCGATGCGCTCAGTGAACGATCGGCCACGCTCTTGGATTGTGCGCGACGGTTGCCCGTACACCGCGGCGATGCCTGTGAGTGTGCGCCCCTCGATGGCAGGCGCTGAACTGAAGTCGCGTCTAGAAATCATTCGGGGTGCCCTCTCCAGCTGATGTGTCCTCGCCCTTATTCGTGCTCCCGCCGCC